GATTCAGTAAGCAAGGAAAACTCAATATTGCTGATACCAATACTGTAGGAGAAGCTGCTGGTGTATCGAATTCTCCTGTACCTTCTGTAGCTGTTCCTAGTATTCCTAAGGTTACAGTTACAGCAGCTAAGTAGAATTCTTATACATGTATGGTTTGTAACTAAGCCGTACATAATAAGAGTTGTATCCTTAGGAGACTTAACTATATGACTACGCTTACTGATCTTTGCTCTGATGTATATACAATTACAAACAGACCAGATCTAATTAACGAAACAAAACTTGCTGTAAAAGCTGCTACACTTAAAATGCATCAATCAGATTATTACTATCGTGATCTGCTTGAGCAAGGCATTACATTCGATACCTCAGACTACACGCAACAATTTGATATTTATAGTGTATTTCCGAATTATAGAGCGCTTAAATATATTAGGCGTTATGATAATAGTAGTACAGGAGCAGCTAAAGAATTCTTCGAAATTCTTACTCCTACTAATATCCTAGACGCCTACGGAAATGATAGAACAGGCGTAGCTTATGTAGCTGGCACTGTAGTAAACATTAAATCATTCTATCAGTTCCAGTATGCACTTATCGGTATTTATATCAATCCAGATATTACTGACGATAACTACAGTTCTTGGATAGCTGATACCTCTAAATATGCTATTGTTTTCGAGGCTGCTAGAGTAGTATTTAAGCAAATTGGTTTTGATGAGCAGTCTACTACTTTCCAAGCTCTTGTAGCTGAGCAAGTAGCTATGCTTAAAGTCACTAACATTAACCCTGTGGGATATTAAAATGAGTGCAAGCGTTTGGCAGCCTGGTTCTACTGTTAGTGTTAATTCTGCAAATGATGTAGCTTCACAGTCTTTTCAAGCTACTCTTAATCAAACTTTATTCACACTTACTAACTTCAATTATGTACCTGGTACAGGCTCTTTGCTAATCTTCGTGAATGGAGCTGTACAAAGACCAGGAATTGATTTCTTTGAAACATCTTCTAGTTCATTCACACTTGCAGATGCATCTTATGCAGATGATGTAGTGCTTGCTATCGGGTTCAATTACACTGAAGCTGTAGCTTCTTCCAGCGATGCAGCAAATATTAATTATACACCTCCGTTTTCAGGGGCTGTACCTACTACAGTAAAACTTAAAGAAGCTCAGCTTGTATCTGTCAAGGATTTCGGTGCTGTAGGAAATGGTGTAGCAGATGATACTGGAAATATTCAAGCAGCTATAGCATACTGCTATGCTAATAATTCAATACTGTATTGGCCAGCTGGAACTTATCTCACAACCTCTAGCCTAACTAATTTGCATGCAGTACGACATATAGGTTCAGGTATAAATAAGAGAGGTAGTGATCTCTTCTACGTAGCTCCTGTTTTGTCACAAGCAAATACATTGTATGTATCTCCGGCAGGAAGTGCTACTAATGATGGTCTTACTTCTTCGCAGCCAATCGGTACAGTACAAATAGCTTTTGATTCTCTTAAGAATTATGGTCCTGTATTAGATGGTTCTTGGACTCTTCGCTTAGCTGCTGGTACATATAATGCAGCTTCCCAGCTTATTGGACTTAGAAGTAGAAATAGTATTGTAATTCGTGGTCCTTCCGTCGGAGGAAGTCCTAATGTACCTACAGCTATTGTTGATGGCACTGGAGTAGTATCAAATGTGGTAGGGTGGTATTTCCAATATTATATTAAAGTTGATGTATATGATATTAAATTTCAGAACTGGACTAGTGTAGCAGGTGACTCCTATGGTCTTTGCGCTGACGGTCAGTGTGAAATTTATACCAATAATCTTCATGCTTATAATTGTAGGTACGCTGGAGTATCATTTGATAACATCACGCAGGCTACTATGCAGGGCGGTATTATCGACTCCTGCACTTTTTCTGGTGTTAGAACTTACTCTCAAGTTTCTCTTTCTATAGGTTATAGCGGTATTTCAGCCGGTGATAGTACTGAAATCAAAAATTGTAGTGTAGGTATTTCCGGACGTGTATCTAGTAGAATCCATGTGGACTACTGCAATATTCACAATAATGACACCGGAATCGCAATTGAGTATAATAGTCGCTGTGTAGTTAATTATAGCAAGGTTCAGAATAATAATATTGGTTGGTATGCTACACTTAGTGCAGATATCCAGACTAGCTACGACGGCAGCAATGTCATGAGCGGCAACGCCAAGGATTTCATATGCTACTCCTCTAATCTTAGCTCTTCAACAGCCAAAGAGTGCAATTACTCGATCTATTGGGACGAGACAACTAAGCGATGGCTTTATGGTGCATCGTCGTATCGCACACCAAACGCTAAGTATGAGTGGCAACTTGATTCCGCCCCGTCGAACTCATACTATAACGGTAACGTAAAAGCAATTTTCGATTTCAACGGAGCAACCAACTATCTAGGACTTTCCGGTCCTGCCACGGCGTTCACTGGAATATTATGGAGCGCTCCAGCCAAAAGCGCGCAGGCTCTCATCGGATATAACTTCACGTCGGATGTGATGGATTTCTCGCAGAGTGCCGCACAGCAGTATCGTATGCAGTCTACTCAGTTTGTTCCACTTAGTGACAATGATAAAACACTAGGAAATGGTTCATTCCGGTGGTCTGTAGTTTATGCAGGCACTGGAGCTATTAATACTTCAGATGGACGGGATAAGCAGCAACTTCGTAGTCTCAGTATTGCAGAGGGTAAAGTAGCTAAGCGTATTAAGAATCTTGTAAAAGCCTTTAAGTTTAATGATGCAGTAGCAGCTAAAGGTAATAATGCTAGGACTCACTTTGGAGTTGTAGCTCAGGATATTAAAGATGCGTTTACTGCAGAGGGACTTGATGTATCTCAGTATGGCTTATTCTGTTATGATGAGTGGCCTGAGCAACAGGAAGTTAAAGACTCAGACGGAAATATACTTAATCCTCATGTAGCAGCTGGCAATAGATATGGGATTAGGTATGAAGAATTACTTGCATTTATTATTTCTACTCTTTAAAGCTGAGGTACACTAATGACAACTACAGTTAAAAACGCTCAGATTGATAATAGTGCAGCCTCTTCTTATGTACCTACCTATTCTTCTAGCGTAGGGAATGCAGCAGCTACATTTAGTGGAGGAGCTGTTACAACTACTCTTGCATCCTATAAATCTCTTGGTAGGCAGTTAAATCTTGCACTTAACTTCTCAGCAATTCTTCTTGCTGTAACTCCTGGCTACATTATTGCTACACTTCCTACAGAATTTTTACCTACTAACTCTAACCAATACTTTGCTGTACCTATTAAAATTGGCTCTACGTGGGAAACTGGTATGGCACGTTTAGATTCTACTGGAACAGTATATATCTATAGAGCTAATCAAGTTAATTTCCCAGGCTCTACTGCTATTCAATGTACGTTTTCGGGTACATTTGTACTTGCTTAATAGAGTTACACTATGAGCCAAATCCCTACCAGACTTAATCTGTCGGCAATGACATTTCCTCTGCTGAGTAATCTTAGCGGTAGAGGAATTGTTGTTAAGCAGACAGACCAGAACTATGTTGCAGCTATCGCCTCAAGAGAGGATCTTGATAAAGATATTGGTATTCCAACTCTTTATTACTGCCACAATATAATTGCTACAGCTCAAGGTTATGAAGCAATTGATTACGTAGAAAATATTCCAGCTCTTGCTCTTACTAATTTCACTGGTATTTTTCTTGTACTTGAAAGCGGAACAGGGAATAAAGCTTATATCGGATATACAGATACAGGCGATTTCTACTACTGCGTAGATCCTACTTACAGCTGGACTTTTGTACAAAATATTGCAGCTGCTGCTGGTAAGCGTATATCTACTGGATATGTAAATGGTGTAACTTATATTTATGTAGCTAATGTAGGTGCTTACAAATTTAATTTTGGAACACATTTGCTGAATTCAGTAACTCTTACTGCACTTGTTCCAGCTAATATTTTAGGTATTACTTCAGCTCAAGGTTATCTTATTGCGTGGTCTGTAAGTACTCTATACTGGTCCTCTCTTATTGATCCAACTGATTTTACTCCATCTCTTGCAACTGGAGCAGGAAGCGGCTCAGTACAGAATGCTCGTGGAGACTTGGTTACAGTAGTTCCTCATACTATTGGTATGATTGTTTATACTAATCAGAATGCTGTAGCTGCTCCTGCTTCAGGTAATGCAAGATATCCTTGGAACTTTAGGGAACTTGTAGCTAGTGGAGGTATTAAATCATCTGATCTGATTACCTATGATGCAAACACCGGAAGTCATTATGCATATACTACTTCTGGTATTCAGATGATAACTATGCAGCAAATGCAAACAGTTATGCCTGAGGTAACTGACTTTCTGGCAGGTTCTGTGTTTGAAGACTTCGATGAAGACACCAATAGCTTCAATATATACGAACTGTCTACTACTCTTAAGAAACGTTTAGCTCTTGTATCAGATCGCTATCTT